CTTTTACTGGCGGCACTACTACCACGAAGAGGAAACCAACTTCTACGCGCTGCAGCGGATGGTGTTTGTGGACGGGCTCGAGGAGCCGGTCATCAACGAGGAGTATCAGGGGCAGGCGCGGCAGCCAGACGGGTCCATCGTCGGGATGCGGCGCAACCCGATCCAGGTCCTCACGCTGACGTACATCTCGGATGATCCGCTGCCGCCCTCGGACTCCACCATTGGCCGGCCGCAGGTGGACGAGCTCGAGGCCTCGCGCGATGCGATGGTGCAGCAGCGGAAGCACTCGATCCCGATCCGCTGGTTCGATCCCAATCGTGTGTCCGCCAATACCCGCGCGCTGCTCGAGAAGGGCACGTATCAAGGGCTGGTGCCGACCAATGGCCCCGGCGACCGCGCGATTGGCGAAGTGGCGCGGGCGACCTACCCGGCCGAGCGATTCGAGTTCGATCGCGTGATCAACAGCGACCTCTCGGAAGGCTGGCAGGTCGGGAGCAATCAGGCGGGCAACTTCGCGAGCGGGGAACGCTCCGCGAGTGAAGCGCGCATCATCCAGCAGAACTTTCAGACGCGGGTGGGGCAGGAGCGCGACAAGGTCACGCGGTTCCTCGTCAACATCTCGGAGTGCATCGCGGGGCTCATCGCGATCCACGGCGGTGAATACGGCCTGCCGAAAGAGATCGCGGGGCAGGTTACCTACGACGTGCGCGTGGACTCCACCGTCCGGATGGACGCGGAGTCGCGGATCGCGCAACTCGATGCGTTCGTCAACAAGTGGGCGCAGAGCGGCTTCCTGAATCCCAAGGTCATCGCGCAGGAGTGGGCGGATCTGGCCGGCATCCCGCCGGAGGCCATTGTCGATCCGCAACCAAAGGGACCGGAGCCGGTGAAGTTGAGCGTGAGCAAGGCCGAAGATCTGGCCTCGCCGCTGTTCCTCGCGTGCCTCATGGCGACCAATCAGGCGCCGTCTCCGGAACACATCGCCGCAGCGGTGAGGCTGCTTAACGAAGCGTCGATGGGGATCGTGCCCATCATCCCGCCACAGGCGCCCGAGAGCGAGCCGGTTGGCGACAACGTCAAGCGGCCCGGCATTCAGAACGCCGACTGGCAGGAACAGCCGCGCATCAACAAGCGCGACGAGGATGGGGGCGCCTGATGCGGATGATCGACGCGCGCTGCGAGACGTGCGGGCGCACCTGCGAGTTTCTGCTGCGCGAGGGCACCGTCTATCCGGAGTGTTGCGGGGCGCCGATGGTGCGGGTCTATCTCCTGCGCGCGGCGAAGGTGCAGGGCGACGACATTCCCGGCGGCATCGAGATCCTGCACGGCATCTGCAATGAAGACGGGACGCCGAAACGCTACTACTCGAAGTCCGCGATCAAGCAGGCGTGCGCGGTCAAAGGCGTGATGCCGTACCACGACGTGTATGCCGAGGGCGGCAATCAGACGCTCGCGGATGCGCGGCACCGTGACGACTGGCTGAAGACCTCAACCGCGCGACGCGCGAAGCGTGACCGGGACGAGGCACGACGGGAGAAGGCACACCGATGACCTTTGAGCAAATCAAAAAGGCCATCAAGGACTATTGCCACCTGCAAAGTCAGGAGGCCGATACCCGTGTTGGTGAGGCCATCAACCGCCACTATCGGCGCGTCACGTCCACGTGCAACATCGACACGGCGCGGTTCGTGACGCGATCAGTCTCGACCACGACCGGTGTCCGCACGGTCACGTTCAGCAACATCGAAAAGATTGACCGCGTCATTGACGCGACGGACTCTGATGCGATCCGGATGCTGAGCGAGATCAGCATGCAGGCGCAGCGGAGCCGCCAGCCGAGTGCGGGGCAGCCGGAGACCTGGGCGCTGCAGGCCTCCGGGGCGTCGTCAGTGACGATCCTGCTCGATACCGTCCCGCAGGAGGAGTACGACCTGCAGGCGGATGGCTGGTCGTCACTGGCCGATCTGCAGGCGAACGACGAACCCGCATTCCCGGAGTCCTTCCACGACATCCTCGTGTGTGCGGTGCTCGCGGAAGAACTCTTGCGCAAAGAGAAAGCCGACCTCGCGGATCGGATGGAGGCGAAGTCCGAAAAGCTGCTCTCGGAGCTGCGGTACTTCCTCGTGGATACCGCCGACCGCGATACGCGGCAGGGCAGCACGCCGGGTGGGCTGGGAACTGGTGGGACTGGCGGCGGTGGCGGCGGGTCGGTGGGTGGGTCAGCCTACACACAGACCGCGCTCGTCACCTTCGACCTCGGGGCCAGCGTAGCGCCGTTTGCGGTGGCGCAGGCCACGGCGGCGGTGGTCACCAATCTCGACGCGGACGAACTGGACGGCGAGCACGGCAGCTTCTATCTCGACCGCGCGAATCATACCGGGGCGCTGCAGGTCGAAGCCACCGATCTGGTGAACCTGACGACCAATACCCTGGTGGGGCGCGATACCGCCGGCACAGGGGCGGGCGAGCAGATCACGCTCGGGGCCGATCTCGAGATGAGCGGCGCGCAGGTCCTACGGGTGGCGGCGTTCACTGGTGATGTCACGAAGACGGCCGGCAGCGTTGCGATGACGATTGCGTCGGATGCGGTGACGACCGCCAAGATTCTGGACGACAACGTCACCGACGCCAAGATCCGCAACAGTGCGGCGTGTTCGGTCATCGGGCGCAGCGCCAACAGCACCGGCAACCCGGCCGACATTACCTCGAGCACCAACAGCACGGTGCTGGCGCGCATCAGTGACGCGCTGACGTGGGTGGCTGGGCTCGTCTTCGACGGTGCCGGCAAGGTCACGCAGATCGCGTTTCCGGCCAGTCAGTCGGCGGCGTCTGACGCGAACACGCTGGACGACTACGAAGAGGGCAGTCACACCCCGACGGATGCGAGTGGCGCCGCGCTGTCGTTCACGACGGCGGAAGGGGCCTACGTCAAGGTCGGGCAACTGGTGCACGTGTCGTGCATCGTGACCTACCCCTCCACGGCAGATGGGACGGCGGCGACGGTATCCCTGCCGTTCACGGTGCAGGACACCACGAACGACATCTATACCGCGATCTGCGAGAACAACTCCGGGACCACGGTGCTGAGTGTGCGGGCGACGAATAACACCGCGGCGGTCACGGTGAAGAACGCGGCGAGTGGCGCAGCGATTACCAACGCGAATCTCTCGACGCTGACGATTCGGTTTTCGCTGACGTACCGGGCGACGGCGTAATGGCGTTCACGATCACGTCACTCCGGGGCGGGATGAACGACACCGACCCGCCGACGGAGTTGGCTGAGGACCAGTGCACGGTGATGCAGAACGTGGAACTGCAGACGGCGACGATGGGCGAGCGGCGGCGCGGCGGGATCGGAATCGATCTCACCGGCAGTGCGCTGGCGGCCTGCGATCGCATCGTCTGGACGCATCGGCACCTGCCAACGACCGACCAGGCGGACGCGCAGTTCTGGGCGCTGGGGATTGATGGGACGAGCGCGGTCCTCGCCTACAAAGATACGAGCTGGCACACCATCACGATGGCCGATGCGCTGACGGTCGATGGAGTGCATGAGTACCAGATCGACGCCGTCAGTCTGCATGGGAAGCTGTTTATTGCCTACAAGAGCAGCGTCGATCGGCTACATGTGTTCGATCCGGCGACGTCCACGACGGCGCTCCGTCGTGTCGGGTTGGTGGAGCCGGGTGCCGCGCCGACCGCGGCGGACAGTGGCTCGGGGTCCATCGCCACCACCCGCTATTACCGCACGCGCGAGACGGTGCAGGTGTCCGGCTCCACCATCTTGCGCAGTGAGCCCTCGGCCACGCTCACGAAGGCGCCGAGCGGCACTGGGTCAGGGCTGGACGTCACGAAGCCCGCGACGCTCAACACCAACTCGACCCATTGGGAGTTGGAAGCCTCGCTCGACGACGCCAACTTCTACGTCATCGCCACGACGGTGATTGGGACGTCCACAGTCACGGACACCACGTCTGCGGCGACGGGCTACGCCACCGCGTTCGACCTGTCCGAAGACATCGGGGACTATCTGCCGCCACACTCCGCGCGGTACCTGATCGCGGACGAGGATCGGCTAGTTGTTTTCGGCAGCTTCGAAGACGAAGACCGTGATTCGTCGATGTCATGGACTCCGGTCCATAACGCGACTGGTGTCGGGAATGACGAGCGCATCACGCTGGATCCAGTGAGCGTGTTGAATCTCGATGGCTTCGAAGGCGGGCGCATCTCGGATACGTGGTCGGCGGTGGCGGGTGAAATCTGGGTGTTCAAGGACTACCACACCTACAAAGTGAACCGCACCGGGATCCGCATCAACGCCTACGAGCCGCACACGATCAGCAAGACGTGCGGGGCGATCGAGGGCTCTGTGGTCGAAGGGGTGGACGAGTCCGGGAACCCCTCGCTGTACTTTCTCGATCCCGCGATTGGTCCCTGCCGAGCCAGAAAGGGCGTGATCCAACGCTGCGGCAAAGACATCTGGCGCACGTTCCAGACCATCAACCTCGATGCCACGGTGGTGTGCCGGTCGCTGTTCTACCCGACCACAGCGCAGGTGTTTTTCAACATCGCGACAGACGACAGTGACGTGCCGGACTTCGGGTTGACGCTGCAGACCAACGAACAGCGGCAGGCGCCGAACGGCGAAGCGCGGCGTGGCTGGACGACGCGCACCGGGCCCTCCTGCGGGTCGCTGACGATGGGCCTCTACTCCGACAACATCGATGACGACACGGCGCGGTCCAAGGTGCTCGTGCCGTTCATTGGTGTCGAAGGCGACGGCCTCGTGTGGCGGTTGGATACCGGCGACGACGACAACGGGACGGAGTACTCGGCCTCCATCGTGACAAAGCCATTTGCGCTGGCGGACCTGCAGACGGCCTTCGAGATCAAAACGGCCACCCTGGTGGCGAAGGCGCAGGAGGACGCGCGGCTGTCGGTGTCGGCCATCCCGAACTTCGGCACGACGGTCACGAAGTTGGCCGAAGAAGTGGACCTCACGCCGGCGGGTGATGAGGCGCACGTGACGCGGTTCATGGACGATCTCGGGCTGGCTGAATGCACGGTCGTGCAGGTGCAGTTCGCGGACACGGACACACCCGGAGAGCGGTGGGAACTGGCGCGGTGTGCGCTGACGGTGTCGGCGGGGCAGGGGGATTGAGATGTATTCCCCCCAGAATGCCAGCGGCCTGCCGTCGGAAACGCTGTCGGAGTTTCAGTACCTCTCCGCGAAACTCCGGGCATGGGTGGCGGTGGATCACAACGAAGACGGGACACATCGAGTCACGTCGGCCAGCGCCTCCAATCGGCTCGTGGGTGAGATCGTGATGTGGGGCGTGGGGACGGCGCCGTCACTGTGGCGGCTCTTGGACGGCACGCCACTGTCGCGCACGTCCGAGCAGGCGCTCTTCGAACTCTGGGGCACCACCTACGGCGTTGGGGACGGCTCGACCACGTTTGGCACGCCGGACATGCGGCAACGGGTGCCGCTGGGCAAGGCGGCGTCCGGGACGGGCAACACGTTGGGAGCCACGGGCGGCTCGATCGATCACACGCACTCGTTCAGTGGGGCCACAACCGGGGCGGGTGGGAGCCACTCGCACACAGCGAGCACGGGATCGGCGTCCGACCACACGCACACGTTTATCGCTTCCACGAGCGTGGAGAACGGCTTTGATACTCAGGCCGGCACGGGCGCGGATCGGACGACGACCCATCAGCACACGGTGAGCGGCACGACGGATGCCGGCGGGTCGCACTCACACACGGTGACGGTGGACAGCGCCAGCGATCACACGCACTCGCTCGGGAGTGGGAGCACGGGCAGTGGGAATATGCCGTACCTCGTGGTGAACTTCATTGTGTACGTCGGGGTGTAGAGATGGCGACACGCGATCAGGCCAAGCAGCAATACGACGACTACATCCGGGGACGGAACGGGGCGCCGAACGCCGACACCGAAGGCGATTTCTCGAACCTGTGGAATCAGTCCTCGGAAGCGGGGATGTACTCCGGGCAGGGCTACGGCAAGGGCTGGGACGAGCTCTTCGGCGCGTTCAAGCCAACCCTGGATGCCAGGTGGAACGAAGGCCCCAAGAACGCCACGCCCGCGCAGCAGTGGAACGCGCAGCCGGGCGGCGGGACAGGTGCGGTGTCGCAGATGGGCGGCCGGAGCGACGAGCTCTACAAGACCCTGATGGACCGCGTGCAGGGTGGCATCAATGTGAACTCCAGCGATCCGCTGGTGCGCGCACAGGTCGATCCGATGGTCGCGCAGCAAGAGCGCGCGATGCGCAACTACATCGACGACACCGCGGAACGCTCCGGGCCGCTGGCGAACCTGCAGGGTGAACGGAGACTGGCAGCGGAGCGCATGGGCCAGCAGGCCGGGGCGTTCGAGTCCGAAGTCATCGGCCGGATGATCGAGGGCGAGCGCGGCGACATCAATCAGCGGCTCCAGATGTACGGCGATCTGCTGTCGAACGACCAGCGACTGGCCCTGCAGCGCGAGCTCGGGTACCTGGACGACGCGGGCCGGACGAAGGATCGCGATCTCCAGCGGTACGGCATGGGGATGTCGAACGATCAGTTCTTGCGGCAACTCGCCTTGCAGGAATGGAATGACCGCAACAAGTGGGATTACACCTGGGGCATGGGAGGAGAGTAGGCCATGGGACTGTGGGGCGCATTGGGCAAAGGACTCGGGGCGATCGGCGCCGGCGTGGCCGCGCCATTTACGGGCGGGATGTCACTCAGCCTCCTGCCGAGCATCCTCGGGGCTGGTGGGGCGGCGGCCGGCGCGATGGGTCAGAGCAAGACGCAGAACCGCGACGCGAAGTTCAGCGGGCAAATGGACCTCGAGCGCCTGCTGATGGACCGTGACGCGCAGTCGCAGGGGATGCGGATCGACCGCGAGAAGGAAGGGCGGGAAGGCCGCAATGACGCGTGGCGGGCGATGCTGCGGGCGTCGCGGACGCTGGACCCCGGCGCACAGCCGCAGCTGTCGCCGTATTCCATTGCGCCGAGGATGACGAGCGACACGGAGAAGGCCGGCGCGCAGGCGATGCTGTCCGAGGTGATGAAACGCCTCGAAGGCGGGAACCCGATCCCCGAGGTGACGGAACGCCCGATGTCGGTGGATCCGCGGCTGCTGGATCCGTCCAAGGGGGAAAGCATCCTCGGCGGACTGGGCGCCGGACTGAGCGCGGCTGCTCCTCTCCTTGATGCCTTGAGGCGACCACCGATGAATACGGCCCGC